GTAAGTTATAACCATGGCCCGAGTTCACACCATCCAAACGTGTGAATTCGTGCTACCACCGGGTATGTCCGTTTGCGCAGGTCGTGAGACCCCAGCATAGGCGTTTTCTCGCGGCCGATCACGCTTTCATTTATCAGCTTGATAGCTTGCCACTTTTTCAACTTTCGCGTTACGCGTCTGTCGTATAGTGGCTCGCCGTCTTCTGACCAATGATCGCGCTGGTCGGAGTCAGCGCCTTGTCCAAACAGGGTTGCCGTATAACCGGCGTGCCTGTCTCTCATTTCCCGTTTAACGGGGATGCGGGTAAGTCCTTTAAAGAAGTAACCTTGCCAACCTTGCTCGTCCCTTTTGGGTCGGAGCAGGTTGGGTGTTGCTTCGTCGAAGTTGCTAACCACCCCAATATCTCCGAATCCTTCAGGGATTCGAAGATTGGAAACTGCTTTTGGCAGTCTCCCAATAAGGTAGTTCCAAGCAGCATGAAACCGCTTATCGCAACCAAGCCCATTAAGGCGTCGGTTTGCGTAACGGCGAATGCTGTTCGCCAACTTGACAAGGACCTCTGCACTTGAGATACTTTCTTTGAGAAAGATAGGACGGACATCGTGGCCGAGGAAGTAATCTTTCCCGCAGGACTCCCGAAAAGGGCCAGAGTGAAAACTCTTTTCCTTATTTACGGAGAAACCTACGTAATCGATTACCTTCACAACGGACTCATAGTGTTCCACAGGTACGACAATGTCGTCCCCGTAGACATTTAGAGTCTGTTCTCCACCGTTGATTTCGAGCACTGCAGAACACAGCGCCCAAAACATCAGACTTTCTAATTCGAAAGTACACGCATTCCCCATTGAGGAGAATTTGTTGTAGTGAACCCAGTACTCCTTCTCTCGAAGGTAACCGGATTTACTTCTGATTTGGTCGAGCAGAGAGAACCATTTCTCTGGGAGGAGCAAGCGTACTAACTCTGTTGAGATAGTGTCGCTCGCCCCACTTAGGTCGATGGTTGCAAGGGTCCCTGTAAGAGACCCATCTCTGGCTAGTTGCTGGTTTAGAGTTTGATCTTTGAGATCAACGCCTGCAACAGTGCGGAGGCGATCGCGCAAATAACGGCCGAAGCCTTTTTGCATGAACGAATTAACATGTGGCTCCTTGGCTATTACACGATGTGTCTTCGCATTCTTCGGCACGAACACGATCTCATTACCTCGTACAGTGTTAAAAGCAGATGGCAAAACCATCGCCTTAACACTGGGGAAACTGTCGGTCTGTAACTGACAATTTACCCAGGAGGGTATGCTGTTCACACAGCACCACCCCATCATGAGAGCGTTACTCGTGACATCAAGCCTCTTCGAGAACTTGATGTACGCTGAGGTGTGCGAACCAGAGGACGACGTAGTCGCCCCTGGCCCCCATCCAAAGTGCCTGCTTATCGCGTTCAGATCTACTGGTCCTAGTACCCGAGCAATTTTACGTCTTGCGAGGTGCAATATGCCCCACATAGACGGGTCCCTTTTGGAAGGGTCCTCTCGAAGTTCTATGATTTTTCGATTTGTCGCTTTACAGGCCTCTTCGTATTTGAAGAACGATTCGAGCGCCCTCTCTTTTGGGTCCAGATCCGTATGACGGAAATCCGGAAACTTAGAAAGGAGTTTCGAAACGAGGTAATCATCTGCAAAGCTTTTGGCTTCGAGATAATTGCCAGGGTCAATCTCGAGGTTAACCAGTTGCGCATATTCTCCGTACTTAAGTAGGAGGTGAGCAGCTAGAGACCTCGGTGAATTGACTGCTTCAAAGATATACGAAGAAACAGACGTCAGCGTCCTTTCGGACGTTTCACGAGATACAGGTCTTAGACTCTGCATTAATGCATGCTTATGCATTCATTAGATCCTTAGGTTATCCATAGGTTCTGATCTCTTCTTGCCCACCTTACGGTGGTTGGGAAGGGATCCCAGACAGAGTCCGGACTTCAGTAAATGAAGTCCAGGTCCTGCACTTGGGTCGTAACGATGGCTTCGTTGATGAGATCGCGCATTTGAGCCAGCAGGTCCTTGCGTTCCTGCAAACTCATACGGTCCGGAAGGACCAGCTCGATCGAACCAACAGCCGTGTATGCGCCCGTAGGCGCAGGCTGAATGCCGGTTCTCGTCGACGGGGACGTCTGCTCGAGGGTGGGAGTCTCGAGCTTCCACGAAATCTTGTGAGCTTTCGTGGCTTTCGTCGCTACCCGCTGGGAAACAGTGAGGCGATTCTGACCAGCAAACACGGACTGGGTCCGGTCTTGCCAATTCAGGATATCCCCATTGTTCTTGATCGGGTAGTAGACGCGGTTGACGGGCGTAGTTGCCGCGTCGGTAAGAGTAATGTTGCCACGTTGGGCCATTACTAACTCCTCTTAGAGAAAGTTGTCCATTAGAGAAATTCATATGGACTGCTGTTTCACCCTCCGCGGAGAAACAGACTTTGGAGCAACGCTATCGCCGAAGTGGCGTGAGCGAAACTCCTGGGATACTTAAAGCTCGGAAAGCTGGGAGACGGAAAGCCCGCTAATACGGAACGACCTTGGTCGTACTCGAAATTAGTGAGCTCAGCGCCTCCCGACTGATCGAACCATCTGGTCCCACCTATGACACTCTCGCCCGCACCGTAAACTTTCGAGGTAAAAACGCGCTCGTGCTTGAAGGAGGAATAACCTCCGGCAAACTCGAGCCCGCTATACCCCGTTAGGCTGCGGATGGCGTCTCCGACTGGCAAGAACCAGTCGACGACGAACGAGAAGGGAACCAGTTCCCACGCAACTTCCAACGGGTTATTAAGACCGAAGGCGTTGATTGGGTTAATCTGGCTGGTCGGAATCCTGTAACGGACTTCAACCTCGACCCAAATCCTATCGGTCGCATGAGTCTCATAGACCACCTGGTTTTGAACCGGGCGGTTTTTGGTACTCCATTGACCTTCAGTTTGGGCACGACCCTTGGCTGTGCGCACTACATTTTGATGTTCAATAAACAGCTCGGCAGTAGCCGTAGCCATGTCATGAACGTCTTTCAGTAGTGGTTTCCAGCCATAGGAGTACTCCAGCCAACTGTCCGCAAGAAAGTCGCTAACGCGGCTCTCATTACGGGTATCCCTAATCTTAAACCCTTTCTTCCAGGCGAACGCTTGCTTGCTAACTCCATCGGAGCTAGCTGCTTTACGCAAGCCTGTATAAAAACGGGTTGATTGGGAGCGCGTGGTTGTAACACCAAGCGCCTTGGCGAAGTCTCCAAAGCGAGCGCTCTTTAACGCCTTGACGGCGTTATAGATCCTCGTAGCTGTGTGAGCTACGTGAAGTGCGGTCTTGTCCATTTCAGCCATGGTTACGGCAAGATTAGTCTTGCCGAGGCTGATTTGTTCCAAGATCTTGTTGAAGGCCCTTTTGGTTGGGTCTTCAGCCGCCTCACTCGCATTGACAACGGCCCTACAGCTAAAGGCTTGGGCGTTCATTGAATACGTCCAACGCGTAATATCTCCACCGCTCAAGGGTTGACTAAACGTAGTAAAAGAACTACGTGGGTCAGCCACCCTTTGGCGGTAGTGATGATACGGGTTGGTTGGTAACAACGAACGCTTAAGCTTCTTAAAGCCTGGGGTCCGAGTCGAAACCGTAATCTCTTTATCTCTGAAAACCTCGAAAGTCCCTAGCGTACCACCTCCTGTCGCACCAGTCCTCATATTGAGGGTGGTGTAGGTCATTAGACCTGTGACTGAGGTGTTCTTGTCTGGGGACGGCACGAAGTTCTCCTTGATAAAGTACGGTGCCATTATTCGTACGCATTACTGCGTGACGGGTGATGACGCACCCTCCGGGTTACACCGGGGACCGCTTAGCGGTGGCCTAAAGGCCAAGACGAGCCCCTTTCGAGGGCAGCCTTTACTTCATTAGAAGCTAATGTCAGTGCTCTGGTTGAGGACGAAGAGTCCTTCAATAAGAGTAGACGTAGCATACGCATAACCCAGATGAAGCTGATTAAGATCAGCCTCATTTCGGATCTGTGCGTATGCTTCTTCAATCCACGGAAAACCGTGTTTTTGAAGAAGCTTCTCGAGGTCTTTAATCATGCTGTAAAGCGTGACAAAGAGCTCTTGATTGTCAAATGCACCGTTCTTTAAGACAGTGTATTCGGCAATTTTCGTGTTGACC